TGCTCCGGCCTTTGTAGGCCTGAAGTTTTTCTTATTTCTAGCTGGCATTCCGCCTTTTGCTAAATAAGTTCTCATCTAATTCCCATTCTTCTGCCCATAAAACCACCCATCATAGCTTTTTTTCTCTTTGGAGCAAACGTTGCTGCTCTTGATGGTGTTGGACCTGTATTAGCTTTAGCTTGTTTTCTTCTTACGGCACCCGCACGTTGCCCTTTGGACATCGCTCTTGCTTTTGCAATGGGCACGCATTTTGGATAATTTTTTCTTTTTTCTCCACCACTCCGACCACATTTCGGATAAGAACCATCGGGCTTTTTGTTTGCAATATCTACCCAGTTCTCTTGGACCCATGATCGTAAACCTTTTTTAGCCATTACGAATTCTTTCCGTAAGCTCTGCCTTTTCCTCTCTTACAAACGCCACCACCTTTACCATACATAGGTCTAGCCATTCCGCCACCCATTTTCTTAGCTCTTTTTTTACCGCCTGGTGTTACTTTACCGGAACATACTGCAGATGCGTACATGTTAGCATATGCTGAGGGATATACTTTGAATTTTCTTTTTGCTGCTGCTTTTCCTCTTGGACAAAGTTTAGCCATTATTTTTTGCCTCCGCCAAATTTCTTCTTGCCGTTTTTCTTTTTAATTACACCTCTACCCATTAGGATATCTTTTTTAGTTACTTTACCATCACCTGATAAGTCAGGAAATTTTTTAACTTTGCCACCATCTTTCATGTAGCCCATTTTATTTCTAACTTTAGTTGGTAGTTTCGCTAAACCTGGATTTTTTTCTTTGTCTACAGGTTTTAATGCTGAACCACCTTTTTTCATTCCTTCTCGAGGTTTAACTGTGTCTTTTTCTCTAGCTGGTTTTGATTTTTCTATTAATTTTTTTCTCTCTTCTGCTCTCTCTTGTAATGCCATGCCACCTTTAGCTTTACCAATTCTTAAAACATCTTTTCTAAGTTTATCACCCTCTCTTTGGGCTCTTCTACTGTCTCTTTGAAATTTTCTACCTTTAACTAAATCTTTTCTAGATGCACCTCTTTTTTTAGCTTTGCCTATCTCTGTACTTATTTCTTTATCTTGAGATTTTAATCTTCTTTGAGTTTTACCAAGCTGTTTTAATTTTCTTGCTTTGAATTCATCTACAACACCACCTGATTTAGGTTTAACACCTACAATACCAGGTCTGCTTTTACCACCTACTACAAATTTGTATGCTTTATAATATTTATTAGCCATTATTTTTTTCCTCCGTTACGAAATATTTGTGTTCCCTTTATACCAAAAATACTCGCCACGACAAGTATCCATAGGTTTGTAAACCAAGATGGAAGGGTAGAAAAATATTCAAAGAATAACTTTACCTTCTCCATCGCTGCCGGATCATCACTTAGAACCGCCCAGGCCAACACTATAATCGGAGCCGATAAAATTATCAACACAAATTCGTCTTTCCAGTCGGTTTGCCTAGCCTCTAAAAGCTTGCCCTGGTAAGCTTCCTCACCTTTGGCCATACGTTCAGCGTGCATTAATTGTGCATCAGACATCGCCATCTTAGTTTTCTGACGATTAGAATAAATTTTAGCGCCAGCTTGCAGCGCAATCTTTGCTAAACTAAACCACGCCATAATTAGAACAACTTTGCTTGTTTTTTCTTTTCCGGCAAAACACCTTTTTGACCTTTTACAGCAAAACTTTGTGTTTTTTGTGGATCTGTCATCTCAACTTCAATACCGCCAGTTTTAAAACCGTCTTTATTGATAAATTTGTTGTGATCGACCACTACTTTATCGCCATTTCCTACTTTTTTCATATTATCTCCGTTTTTTATTGATGCCCGCTTCTGAAAGTGCAATCGCAATAGCTTGTTTACGATTTTTTACTTTTTTCTTCGAGCCCCCAATGTTGAGTTTGCCTTTTTTAAACTCTCTCATCACCTTTTTAACCTTTTTTTCAGGTTTAGTCATCTTTTTTCTCATTAATCGTCTATTCCTATAATTGTATTACCTGCATTTGATTTTGCAAGTGATACTCCAGCCCTTAATTTAGCTAATTTTTCGTTTTGCTCTAGTTTATCTTCCTTAAATTCTTGATCCATCATCGTTCTAGCCTTATCTAAGTTAATTCTTTCCTCTGCTTCCTTCGCTTTTCTCTCATTTTCCATCGCTCTAAGGTCAACTTCTCTAGATTTTAACTTCAATAGAGGGTCTGAATCAAATTGTGAAGTAATTTTGTTTTCTTCTTTTGCAAATTCTGCTGTCATTTCTGCAATAAGTTGAGATTTTCTTGATTCTATTTTCTCTAAAGTCATTTTTACTTGATTTGCAATCATTGGATCAACCAATGCAGCTTGTTGCAGCTGTTGAGTTTCTAATAATTCTTGTTTAAATTCTAATTGTACCTGTTCTTGTGCCATCAAAGCAATATGCTCAAGTATATTTTTCTGCATTAGACCCATAGCTACAGGTGAATTTCTTACCATGTTAACTTGCATAAAATTTAAGTGCGCATCGATGTGTGCTCTGTGATCCTGACCAGGAAAAGCTTGAAATGGTTTTGCAGCCAAAGCTTGAATGTGTTCCATGGCAGGATCCATAGGGGTTGGTTGAGCAGGTGCTGGTAATATTGCGTTAATATTTTTTACACCGATGGCTTCGTACATAGATCTATACGCTTGATATAGATTATGAATTTGTGGATTTGATTGCGCTAATTGTAATTGTGTTTGCGCCATAGATATTCTTTGTGTTTGTGAAAATATGTTTGGATCAGCTACAGGTAAAATATCTACCTTGTCATCAAAGTCTGAAACTTTTACTTCTCTAGATCCACCAACAACATCGTATGGATAAATTGGTGGTAGGTATGTTTTAAATATATCAGCTAATAATTTAAATTCTTGTTTTAAACCTACGTATAATCTTTTGTGTATCGCTGACATTACCCGCGATCCACGCTCCAATAACGCGACCGTTGTTCCAACTGCAGCTCTTTGATTTCCGTCACCCACTTGCATATCTGCAATCGCCGCGAAACGTTGACCTGCACCAACTACAATACCGAGTAATTGTAAAAGGACCGCTGATGGTTCTTTGTATGGCAGAGTCATAAACTGATCACGTATGTTGCCACCAGGAGCATCCACGTCTCTGAACTCTCCTGGTTGCAAGGGTTGTGCATCGTCCCTAACTCTTATACCTCTAGATTTAAATCCAGCTGGTAAATTCGATAATGTTCCTGCATCTAATAATTGTCTTAATGCAGAAGTTGCAGTTCTAGATAATCCACCAATCATGTGAATTAATCCAAAACCATAAAAACCTAAACCTGGTAAAAATTTAAAATGTACAAAATAATTTGTTTTAGTTTTTTTAGAATCACCTTCTTTGTAATTTCTTCTTATAGATAAAACTTGTCTTGATCCTTCTTCAACAGTTATGACGTATGGAAGTTTAATACCTGTTGGCATTCCATCTGCTCCCATATCTTCAAAACCTTCTAGATCAACATTAACATGACACTCTAACAAAGTATAAATGTCGTCTTGTTTAGTTTGTTTTACTCCTTCTATTTCTTGTTCTTTTTTTGTTATGTCATCTGTTTGCATTGCAGGTTGTGCAAGATCTACATCTTTGTAGAAACCATTAACTTGTTGTTTACGTAAATCATTTTCTGACATTTTAATTACATGAACAACAGCTTCTGCATCATCCAGACTTGTTGCTGAGTAGGGTACTACCAAATCATCGGCAGGTATAAACTTAGAGACCGCCCTACCCAAAAGATCATCGTAATAGACCTTCTTAAAAGTCGACCCACTTAGAGGGAGGTAAAACAACATTTGGTCAAACTCCGGCTCATATTCTTTCATCTGGTCCATGATCTGGTAATTCATAAAATCTTTAATTCTGTTTGATTGATCTTGTTTTTTTGGTGTTTGCGCACCTAAGATCTGTGTTCTTACAGGGCCATCACTTGGAAGTAATTCTTTATAAGCTTGTGCTTGAAATTGTGTTACGGCTTCTGACAATACTGGGTGAGTTACACCTGATGCGCCTCTAAACGGTTCTGTTCTTCTCTCATATTTAAAACCTAAAAGATCTAAACCATTTCTATAACAATCTTCCCAGTCTTTTCTTGAAGCTCTATAATCTTTATAATCATCTACTAATTTTGAACCCAGTGGATCTAGAATTGCATCATCTAATAATTCTGCTAAATTTTGACTATGTGAACTTGATACAGGTTCTACTGCATTTGGATCAAAAGAAATTTCAGCACCGCCATCAGCAGTTTCTGTAACTTCTACTTCTTTTGGTTCTTCTTTGATGTCTTCAACGACTGTCTCAACAGGAACGTCTTCAACTTTTAATTCGGGTTCGTTTGGTAAACCTTTTTCTATCTCTGCCATGATTTCTCCCTAGTATGTTTTAGTAGCATATTTTCTCAGACTTTCCAAGCCTTTTGAATTTGGGCCAGATTGTGGCGCTACTGTTGTTGTTAAATTAGCTAACCCACCCTTTGCAAAAGTGCCTGTGGTTGGATACATAACATTTAAATTTCTTCGTTCGGTAAAGTCTTTCATTGTTTCTCTAAAAAGAGGATCTCTGTTTAATTTTCTTCTTTGAGTGGGTGCAAGTCCATATGGACCATATTGATATGGATCTTCACTTGTAATAAACATATCTAGAGCACCTCCTAAATATGGGTTTAATTCACTCGCTGCATCTGAAACAGATTTTTGAGTTGTACCTTCAACAAGTAAATTACCGTATTGACCTCTTTTTTTCTTATTAGCTTCAAAGGTGCCTGCTCTTCTTTGAATGTAATTAAAAAATTCACTTCCTTGTTCATCAGTAGGCTCTGGTGTGTTTTCTATGGTTTTACTTAAATTATCTATTTGATTTAAAAGCATACCATAAGAAGGATCTTCAGGATCTGTTCTTTCTAATTTTTCATTAAGTTGATCTAACGTATTTTGATTTTTATAGTAATTATAAAAATCAAGAGCGCCTGTCTGACCAGTATTATTTACAAATTGTTCTAGTCTTTGAATATTTAAATCTTTTCCTATACCATAAGGAGTTCCACTCTCACCACCAAATGCACCAGCAATAGGTGCAAGAAGACTTTCTTCTAATATTTCTATTCCTGGTTTTCCTCTCTTGTATGGATTAACTGCAGCCGCTGCTTCAAATGGAGCTTCACCTAAAATTGTAAGACCTGTTCCTTTTAAAATTGATCTTGCTGTTGTTGCTAATGTTTTTGCAGCTCTAGAAGTTTGAATCATCTGAGGTGTTTTATTAGGAATAGAATCTATTTCTTTTGAAACAATAGTTGCAGTTTTTGCTGGATCTTTTCTTATTGCCTCATCACAACTTTGAGTTAGACCACCTACATCTTTTGCACCTAAAGCTCTACAGATTTTAATCTTAGAATTTTTTGGTAAATTTTCTACTCCTGCAACAACTTTGTTTCTAAGATCTTCAAAACCATAAAACATTCCTTTTTTCATTTTTTCAGCTTGTGCACCAAGTCTATCTGTAATTGCTTGATCAACGTTTCCTCGTAAGAAAGGTTCATTTAAATTATTCATAGCTTGATTGTATTGTGATTGAGTTATCTTACCACTAGCAAGGTTTCTTGACAGAGTTAATTCAACCATGTTTATATCTTTTGTATTGTATCTTAAGTTGGTAAAAGGTTCGTCTTTTACTCCGTTAGGTCCATGCAATATTTCTAAGGTTGAAAAGCTAGGACTCCATCCATAACCATCTACTTGTATTTGTCTAATTAATTTTTCAACTGGAATTGTTTCTCCTTTTTTGAAAGGATTAGGAACTGGTGTTCCTCTAAGACTATTTATATTTTGTCTTGTTTCATAAACTTCTTTAAAATCTTTTTTTAAAATTTCTGGTGTTAAATTAGAGGTGTTATATTTTTTTCCATTATATGTAAAAGAAACTTTTCCATATTCAGGTCTTAATCCTTTTTGCCACGCTATGGGGTTACCTTTTATATCGAATAATTTTATTTCTCCTTGGCCTCTATTTTGATTCCAACTATCTAAAGCATATTTCATTACATCTTGTTTAGCTGTGGCAGCTTTTTTAAATATTGTTTTTTCTGCAGGAGTGTAGGTATATACAGGGTCTCCTTTTATAAGTTCATTAACTTCTCGAAGTTGTTCTGCTAAAGGTAATTTTAGTAAATATTTATTAGTAGTTTTATTTAAAAATTGAGGTAACCTTTCTGCTTCTTTTTTTATTGCTTTGTAGGAAGGCACTTGATCCCTAATCTGTATAAAAAAAGGTTGAG